AGTATTATCTGCAATTTGTTTTAGGGTTCTATGAATATCGCCTGTTCCCATGAATATTGTGTCATCGGGGCGGGTTTTAATAGGTCGCTTGCCGGCCTGAGAGATCACCTTTGAGTCTCCGGGACCAATTTCACCGTCGCTCATAAAAGAAGCTGCCGTCGAGCCAAGCCCATAACCAATCGCAGCACCCGGAGGACCGCCCACCACAAAACCTGCAATGCCGCCAATAATACCGCCGATGGCTCCCATCTTACCCTTTTTTTTCTGGGTCTCATCGCCGAAGATCATGTTAGCCAGATCGTTGATCGCCATTAGAACACCAAAAATAGGTCCCAAAGCTGCCATAAACCCCCGAGCGGTTACACCCAGGACACGCCAAACTTTTCCTAGATACTTAAATCCTTTCCACAATAGATGTATCGCAGAGCCAAGACCTACAACATAGGACATCAGCTTACCAAAAGGACTAGACATCGCATCATTGAAAAACTGGGAGATACCGACTAAAGCCTTCCCGAACACATCTATTATAGGGGAGATGTTGATGAAGAACTGCTGCATCGACGATTGCCATCGCTGGGATATGTCTATGAACTTTTCTTGGCGTTCTTGGTTTTTAATCTGGTCACGCTGGGCTTTCCTCATCTCCATAGGGTCGCCGAAGAGCCTGGCAGCCATGTCCACATCCGTCCCCATAATATCGGCAATCATCTGCTTCTGGCGTCGAGACATGTCCTTAAAGTTTGTGCCCTGCATATTAAATTCGGCTCTCAGAATCTTCAATCGTTCTTCCGACGAGGCGGACATCATCTCTACAGAATTGAGTTGAAGTCCAAGCTGTGCATTCAATTTGCCAGCCACATCGGCTGATCCTTCAAAAGTATCAAACATTTCAGTAAAGTCAAATGCCTGGCGGGTTGTCATCCCGAGACTACGAGCCTGGTTTGCCAGATCTCGGTATACCCGTGTACCGGCGACACCAAAACGAGCAAGTGCCGGAGAAAGGTCATTGAAATCTTCAGCGACTTTGCCCACAGTGGTGCCAAGCTCAATGGATAAGTCCTCGAAAGAAGCCAGGGTTGCCTCAGCGGTGGTTTGATTAAACTTCATCCCTCGCTTCAATGCATCTAGCGCCTTGGCGGAAACCTCGGCACCCACTCCCATATTCAAAAATCTTCCTGTAATCTTAGCAGTGCTCCTTTGAGCCTCTTCGGATAGGAAGTTAAAGTCGCTAAATTGAGTACTCAAGCCTCCCAGGACCTGTGTTCCTTGCTCCACTGATAAATAGAGCCCGTTGTTAGCGTCTGCCAGATCTACGAGATTGTCCTGAAACGCAGTTGCATATCCAGTAGCTCTAGCCAAAGTAACATTCTGCTTATCCATCGCCTTAGCAAAGCTCAACATACCAGTCACAACAGTTTTTGAAGCCTTGCTAAAATCCCTTTGACCCTTCTCGTTCTTCTTGAAGCTATCAAGAAGTTTCATGTTGATGCCAGTTATTTCAGTCAGAAACCCTTTGGTGTTATCAAGACCCTCATTATATTCGTCATTAGCCTTCTTGAGTTCCTCAAGAGCTTTTGTTCGATCTTCTATCTTCTCTGTGAGAACTTTTTGCTGACGAGTTAAATCAACCAGAGACCTCTTCTGGATCTCGGTAAGCTCGTAGCCTGCTTTGCGCTGGGTGTTTAGATTTTCAATTTCTGCGGCTAATCTAGCGGCTTCTACCTGTTGAGCTTTGATCGCCTCAGTCTGTTGTTGAATATTGTTTGTATCATCAGCCATCTATATCACCTCAGCTTGAGATAGGCCAGTTGATGCCGGCTTCTCTTTCAAATCGCTTGATGGCGAGGTTGAGCTTGGCTTTCTGGTTGTAGGTCATTGGGTCGTCTAGACCGTACTTCTTAATGAAGTCCATGTACCTTTTCTCATTGACTAGGGCGTCAGTGAATCTTTCTATTTCTATTTTGTTCCCTCGAACCCGGACAGGGATTCGTCTGCCCTTGAACATCTTAGATAAGAGATACTCAACCCACGCAGCAAATACATGAAGAATATTCTCGTTGAGTTCATTTCCCTTGAAGTCGTTTAAGTCAAGGATCTCGTTTTCAAAATCGATCTGCACTAGAGTATCTCCATAATTCTTTGTTTAGTAAATAGTTGTCCAAAACAAATTCTTACGGAGTATAAGTGCGACCTCGACCAGAGGACGAGGAAGAGGTTGCCTTCCTGTACTGCTCGGCTTCATCTTCTTTTTGCTTAATGAGGCGACCAAGGAACCATGATCGAACATTGACCGGCAAGTTGTAAGACTCAAAGAAGCTCCAGCCGCCGTGGTATTTTAGTTGGAAAAGCTGTTCGTAAACGCTCTCAATATACTCATCACTTAGGCCAAAAAAAGTCCGCAGAGAGCGGAACCTCCATGTCCGCCGTATGAGAACAATTAGAGCACTCAAAGTGCTGCGTCATGTCAATATTGGGGATGCACTCTGTATAAACATTTCGGAGCAAGCGACCATCACGAGCAGGGAGAGCCTGAATGAAAGATTCGATTGCTATTGGCGAAGGATTGCCGTTTATACTAATGATGTAGCTCCGGAAGGCATCTGTCATTCCGCCGCCGGCTGCTTTTCTTTTAGCTTTTCTTTCCATCTCCTTGTAGAGGCGGAGTTCGTCAGCGCCGTTTAACATGCGACACTCAACCGTTGCCTGGGTCATGGGAAGATTCACGAGCAAAGTATGATTGTCCGTGAGGGTTACTCCGTGCTCTACAATCTTTTGCTCAAAAGAGTTTGTAGGTGGATTCGAAATGTCGAAAGAGAACTCCTCATGGGCACCACACGCAGGACAGGTTACATTAGTGTCATAATCAGGACCATAACCTGTGCGTCGGGCGGCGACCAAAAGTGCGTTCTTGTCTCCGACCAACAGAGTATCGATCTGGACTGTCTTGTCTACTAGCAGGTTTTGTAGCATCCTGTCTAGAGCCACGCCTTCCTTAAGGAGAGAGCGAGAAGTAAGTATATCCTCCTCCTTAGCAGTCATAAACTTGATCTCCACATTTGTTGCATTATGGAGAGGGTGATCGGGACCATAAAAACGACCGCCGCTTGGGATCTCTACAAACTCAGTAGGAACTGACCAAGCAAATGATTGCGTATCTGTAGATGCACCAGTGCCCGTCCCTACAGCAGAGATGGGCGCTGGTGATTCGTCGTTTAAGAAGTTGTCGTCAGGTTGCCCTGTTCTATTCTGATTGCGACTCATATGTAACCTTTCTTTTTTAAATTGTAACCTATATTATCTGATCCGTTTAGAATCAGGTAGCAGCAGCGCCCAGGTTGGTGCCCATGGCCTGAGTCTGCGTAAGCTTAGCCCAGTCATAAGTCAACTCAACTGTCACCTCATTCATGTCGTCAGAAGCATAATCTAAGGAGCCACCAAAATCTACGCTTGTGATGAATGGGTTCATCAATTCCCAGCGTTCGATGATGCTACCATTCTCATCAATCTGGTCGATGTAGACAGCGCCGATCTGATCAGCGAAGCCTTGCTTGCTAAGACTGACCTTGGAGCGAGTAGCTGTGGTGGGATACTTATAACCTGAAGCACCCAACACATCCAAAAATGCCCAAGATAGATCTGGATCAACTGGATCTACAAGAGTAATTGAAATAGGATCCCAGGTCACACGACCGGGATACTTGAAGGTGTGATCAACATACTGATGTTCAATTGTGCTGATGTTAGCTTTTGGCTTACTAGCAGTCTTGATTGTCCAGACGGGGATAGCACCCTCGCCTAGTGTGCGGCTACTAAACTTAAGCTCAAACCTAAAGCGGCGTTTTGGCTCAGTTCTAACATCATTCCAGAATAAACTTGACATTATTTTATCTTACTCCTCAATTATAATTAGGCAGCTTTCGAATTAATCTTCGAAGGATGCCCCGCTATTAGTAACCACAAAATCAATTGCAAAATACTCGACTGCTCGGGTTGGCTTCACAAGCAACTTAGCATACATGATGTTTCGGTCAATCAAGTCTGGCGTAGTTGTTGTGTTGTCTAGCACGAGGCGGAAATCCTCGATACCAAACTCAGCACGAACGCTCTCTAGTAAGGGGTTAGCCTGACCGAGGAAGCGATCCCAAGTATCCTGAGTATTGGGTCCGAAGAGCAACCTAGAAGCGATGAAGGAGATTTCTCTCTTCAAGTAGATCATCAAGCGACGAACATTGATTCTATCTAGAGCAGAGGATGTCTGCTGTAGTGTCTTCTGACCAAAGACCACGATACCTTCAGCAGGGAACTTAGCAATTGGGTTAATATTGTTTTCATATAGTGTGTCACGCTCGTCTGAAGTTAGACGGCGAGAAACATCCAACACTGGCACGCCAGCAGCACCTTCGCTCAATCCACCTCGGGTGAATCCAGCAGGAGCGAACCATGGGGCGTTTAGACGGTCAGTTGAAGAAAGAACGCCCATCGCAGCCACACTTGGTGGTGCCCACAAGGTCTGGTTAGTGTTGGTGTCTAGGATGCGTACCCATGGGTAGTATGTAGCACCGTAGCTGTTGTTGATGCTACGAGCAGCCAAAGTATCAGCAGCTTGCGTAGCAGTAGAACTAGCATTACGAGTCTCAGCGGAGCCCGTGTCTTCAGTACTTGGCACATAGCCGTACTGGATATCGACGATAGCTAGGGCGTCGGCACGCTCCTCGACTGTATCTAACAAGTAGTTAGTCACAGCAGGACGCCAGATCCCTGGGATAGACACAGCATTCATTTGAATGTAGTCTGGGTCTGAAGCAATGTTGATGGCTTTTCTTAGGGAGAACAACTCGTATGAATCATTTTCATCTGTTGCCGTCATTTTGCTATTTCTAAATGGTTCACGCTCCGTTACATCATAACCGTCGGATCCACCGAAGAGCATTGAAGTAAAGCGATCAGCGCCGGCTGCAAGCGTTGTTTTATAGCTTGCAACAAGTGGAGCACTAAGGCTGGTTCCAGCAGCACGCTGACCAGCAGCATAGGTGTAGCCTGCATCAGCCGAGCCAGAGATATTATCTAGTGAAAAGCACCAGGCAATAGCTGTGGGGTCAGTAGCAGCAGCAGAAGCAGCATATGTTGTGGTTTGACCTTCAACATCATGCGCCGTAGAAGCAGGATCATTATTGTACGCAGATAGATCCATGGTTCGAAGTCGGAGACAATCAGCAAGCTGTGGATTGAAGAAGGTGTCGGCACCTGTTCTTCCGGACCATGCTCCCCAGAAAGTGTTTCTCATGGAACGAGGTGTTCCCCATGTGCTCAACTGTCTTAGAGGTAC